GGGTTGTCCCAGTTCCAGGCGTAATGAGTGGCACGTCTAAAAATTGGGATCTCTTGCGGCTTAGACACCAGTGAACTGTCAATCGGATTTAAAACATCAATGCTGCTCAAAGAATCAGGAAGCTGCACAGACGAGACTTGCTTGGTTTCAAAATCAATAGACACAAACCTTTCAGGCTTTATGCCCAGTAACCCTGATTCAGCCACCTCATAATTAATTGAGGGCTTAGCAACCAAGCCAAGGTAAGAATAAATCGCAGGCGTAAATATTGGATCGTTTGCCAAATATGTGCTTTCTGCTTTAAACGGTTGACCATAGTTTTCAACATAAATTGAATCAAAATGATTGCTGGTTTCAAGAAAGCCAAAGCCATATCCCTTTGCTAGCGATCGATCACGCGCTTTGTCGTCTCGATATTCGCTGCCGTTTCGCCCTTGAGAGTTAATGCCATGAAAATCTAAATTCCTGTATGCATACCAATCTATGACGGGCTCTTTATAAACTTGGTTGTCATCTGTTGCTGTGATGCTGTAAGTCATCGCGCCTAGATCAAGGTCGTATGACCAAAGCCATCTATAATCTCTACCTGACCCCATAAAATAAGTATCATAAAAGTCTATTGGGGCTTTTGTTTCAGGGTTTAAAGGCATTACAACACCAAGCGATTGTCTTAGGGACGCAGGAATTTGATCGTCAGGGATCAACGTTGCAACACCATCTTTGAGTTGAACGATTTTGACCTGCTGGATCTTCTTAAAAACTTGATCCGTAAGTTGGGTTTGAGAGCTGTTAATTTCAAAACAAGGCGGATAGAAATATTCAGGTGGCTCTAAATGTCTGGTGCCGCCTAGGCCTGCGTAAAAGCCGGAAAACAAGTCAGCGTCAGGGTGCTCGCCTTCAACGTCAACACGGCTTTCCATTGTTCCGTAATAGTGAGCAAAGCCGCGAAATGAAATCTCAACGTCGGTGTAGACAATGGCTACATAAGAATGATTTTCATTTAATGGCAGCATGTATATTTGATAGCCAGGGTCGCCATAACCTGGACGGCCTAAAGCGTTTTGGATGTCGTCTTCATCGCCACAACTCATATAGCGGTTGTAATTATATCTATAATAGTTTGCACTGCCATTGCTAAAAAATTCGCCTAACGCAATGTAGTGGTCAAAAGTACCAGACGCATCGGTTAAATATTGATCTGGAATATTGTCGTAAACATTATCGGAAGATCCCCTGTAAGCCCTCCAAGTGCCATCCTCTAATTTAATAAATTTATTAGGTCGCCCGACATCATCACTTTGATTAGGGCCAAAATAAGGATACCAGCCAAAATATCTATAAGGGTTAGGCGTTGCGCCGTCTTGATATGCTAAAGAGTATAAAAGCCCCGCTCTGTAGTTACTCCTATATGGAGCGTCTCGCCAGGTTAAATATCTACCTGCAACAGGATATGCGATAAACAAACCAAGCTTGTCTGAAAGAGTTACATCTAACTCAGACTGAGGCACATAAAACATAGGGTCGAGACGATTTCTAGTGATATTGATTTCAACCTCATTTCCATAATTGCCGTCGGGTTTAATCGCTTTAATGAATATATCCATAAACTTTCCGCCACTGTAGTTATATGCCACACTGCCAATTTCGGTGGTAAGTTCCGTCTTTCTTTCCTTGTAATAAAGCTGCCTGATGTTGCATGTCGTGAAACCGCCAACGCTTACATCAGATTTTTTGCGGGCATGCGCAGCAGGGTCACGGCTGGGGTCATACTCATCCTTTTTATTGTTGAACCCTTTTGACTTGTCTTCCTCTTGCGCTTTTGCTTTGACTTGATCCCTAAGTGCTTCACTGTCCAGACGGTCGCGCCTACGTGCCGTACGTGTTGCAGCATCACGCCGAAGGTTGCTATCAGCGCCGACAACAACCGTGATTTCAGTGCTCATTGATCAAATGTTGTCGATCAACAATTGGATGCGATATGTCTGTGTTTGCCCTGCGGCAACGGTAATGGAAGGCGTTTCAACAAGAACTGAGTGAGGGTATAAACCAGACCCAACGCGGATTACAACTGCGTTGAACGCAAAACCTGCGCCTTCAGCGGTAAACGCGGCTTCAACGTATGTATTAGCCCCAGCCGTTCCGCCAATTTCCCAGCGGTCATCAGAGCCAGGGTCTAAACCGCCTGCGGGAAGGCTTGCCACCGTGAAGTCTGCATAACCGTTAGACGAGGGAAGTTTTACAGCGTCCCACTCCGCCAAAGTGCTTTCAGCCGTCAAGCTGGCTGTGTTGTTGTGCAGGCTGACTGTGCAAGGCAAACCCTCATAGGCAAGCTGTGCAATTCGCTTGAATTCTTCAGTGCTAATTGCTGTAGTGATTGCCATTTAGAACGCCCCGGTTGGCGGTGAAAAGCTTGGTTCAGTATAGATTGCCTTTCCCTTTGTTATTCGTATTTCATCCATCATGCACCACTGAGCGTAACCGGAGCGAGCGTTTCCGTCGCCGTCAACTCTATAGCCCAAAGCCAAGTGTTCGCCACCAAAAGTATTGTCCGCAATGTCTTGCCAGCTAAACACTTCTGTATGCACTCGCACGCCGTTTATATACATATAAATTTGATTGTAATTGTTTGGATACGCCGCGCCAGGGACACCCAAAACTTTCACAAAAGCAACATGTACCCATTCATTAGCAGGCACTTTAGTTGAACTTGCATCATACAAATAATCGGTATAAAAAGAGCCTGCTTTGTTCCATTTGATCATCGTGAATAAAACGCATCCGTTTTCTTCTTGAGACGTTCCAACTCCTTTCGTGCCAAAACCCCAGCTGCCGTATCCATCGCTGGCCGTATCGGCAGGGCCCGTTATTGAAACATAAGTCCGAGATTGATCGCTGTGGACAGTGTAGTCATCATTAAACATCCAAAACTCAACTGTGAATTCTCCGGTTCCTAATTCCATCCCGGTGCCAGATGACAACAGGCCACCCATCCAGCTTCCATCTACAGGATTGTTTGGATTTGAGCCGTTGAACATTACATTACCAGGGCCAAAACGCGGGTCATACGTTGTATCTTCAAATTCAGGAGGCAATGGCTCATTCCAAAAAGCCGAATCATTGACGTTTACAAATTGCCAATCATTAGGTGATTTATCTTTCCATGGATCGTCTGGGCCGTCGTCAAAGCTCATCAACAGCAATGGCAGCGTTGAATCAGGCCCAAGGTGAAAACCAACCCTGACCCCAGGCGTTGGATATTTGATCGTGTTTAGATCTGGCTGCACATTGACGCCAACCTTTACCCCTACCAATGCTTCGTTTGTAACGCCTGTTTTGGCTGACCCATCAACGCCAACAGCAATCCCGACGTTGACGATTTCAACGATGGTGGCGTTAGTTCCATCAACGCCGATCTTGACCCCTAGCTCTACCGTCTGCGGGATTAAACCTTGCGCCTGTGACCCATAAGCCTTTAAGCCAAGAGCAATCCCACCTTGCACGTTTGAGATCTCATTAAACGGCTTGATGACCTGGCCGTCGTCCTTTTCAGGGAGGTTGTCCGGGTCATAGCCAGAAGGCAGGTAATACCAGGGTTGGCTTAAAGCATTCTCCCCACCGCTACCGCCACCGGGCGCACTGCCTTCCGCGCCCATGTAGAGCGCATCGAAGCTGCAAAGGATTCCGTTGGCATCAAACGAATAGTTGAGGCTATTGGCCGCAAACCTTCCGGAGTAACCCTTGAGATTGATGCTGACACCACTAAACGGAAAGAAATTGCCTTTGTCTGGCGTGGTTTGGATGTTGACGCCCAAGCGGTTGCCAATCGTTAACGCGTGCTGTGCCCGACCAAATGCCGCAGATACTGCGTAGCAATCAACGTCAATCGCTATGCCGCCTGACGAAAAATAGCTCTCGGTTAAATGCGGCGGTGAATACTGAACGACCCGAGGGTCAGACCCAAAGCTGCTGAATTGAAGCTCGACATATTTGGTTGTTCTGCCTGCGTTGTCCAGTGTTCCTTGCTGCGCCCCACGGTCAGCCTCGCCGGGTCGCGTGTCACCTTTGGGGTTAAACGTCTTGTTGGCTGTTACTTCTGAATTGGTAAGAATCAGGCCAAGCGATTGATTGACATAAGACTGAACTTGATCAACACTTTCAAAAGCATCAACAGTGGTTGACTCGGCCGGTGCTTGGCTTCCCCCTTGCGTCTTGCCCCACGCCTGATAGGTGTAACGGTGTGAGCGTTGATGAACGACCATGTCCGGCATGTCAACACCGGGGCGAATCCCTGTGGGTACTTCTATCTCTCCCGCGTAATCATGTTCCTCAATGCTGCGTTCAACAAGAACCGGCTCACTGCCAAGGATTAAAGCCTGTTCACCTAAGACCCATGGCAGGCTCATGCGCCCGGCATAAACAAACATGGGTTCATAAATTGATCGTGTGGTCTTTGATGGTCGGTCTTTAGCATCAAACTCATATTCTGTAATTTCTGTAATTACGCCTGAACGGCTTGTGCCTGGGTTAAAGCCGCCTTCATAAACTGCTGTTGCATATCCGCCTGATGATTGGCCTAATACAGTGGATCGTTCAGTTGTTGTCCTAACGACTGTATTAGAAAGATCGCCATAACCACCTTCGTATAAATCACATTGATCAGTTAACTTGGTGGGCTCTCCATACTCAGTAACGGTGCGGGTGCTTGGGGTATGTGAAATAATTTCACTTCCTTCGCTCCATTTAATCGTGACTGATTGTGGATTGCCGATAGTTTCGACCTCATCCCATTTTGCTTCTTCAGGGTTGTAATTCTCTAGCTTTTTGTCAATGTAAGGGACAATCGCAATCGTTGCAGGCTGTTCCCCACTGTTGATTGACGATATGTCGATAACATCGTCAACAGTTATAGAGATTGTCCCGTTAGGTATTTCATCAAGGTTTATAACGCTTAAATTGCCCGTTTCATTGATGTAGCCGACTTTTGATTCGCTTAAAAGAAGATTTCCAATTGCTGCAACATATCCGCCACTTAGGTCATATTCGTCCATCACATAACTGTTTTTTAAAATAGCTGTGCAGGCTATCCCTAGTTTTTGCAGGCAATATCTAAATAAGTCATCCGCCATGATTGGTGGCGGGAATGCCGACTTAGGCAAGCCATTTAGGCATTCAAGCTGGCGCGGGCTCACGTATGCCGCCCGCCCGTCCTGCAAGCTAGGCACCGGCATGACGCCATCTAAATAGGTCAGCCTGCAACCGAGCGAAATCTCAGACGTGCCACGCAAGGGGTCAGCAAAGGCACTCAACACCCGCAGGTCACGAGGAATGCGGCCAGAGCCCCCGCCGTTCATCTGATAGTTGACGGTGACGCTCGACCCAATTTCAGGCGTCTTAAGACCCACCAACGTCAACTGGCCTTTAGTCATCACCAGCCCGCTGCCCTGCAGGTAGCTGTCACTTACGCCGCCAGAAATAACTTCACCCAAGCTGCAGGTAACAGTTGCGCGGGAGTCAATAGTTGCCATTAGGTCTGGGGTTTACCAACGGAAATTGAAACGGTGTAGATGTCGTCCCTTACGCCTTTGACGATCCTTTTCGTTGCGTTGGCATTAGGTGCCGACACGGGGAACCAATCAGTCGCTGGCTTATCTGATGCTTCTCTGCCGCAATCGTTATAGATAGCGATCCACCCCGCTTTGTCGGTGTCACCTTCTAATGCCATCACCTGGGTTGGGGTGCGTGGCCCCGTTGTGTAGCTTCTGCCGCCTGCCGACAACTGCAATGTCGGCATGTCTTGCATCGTCTCCGGTGGCTTACGCAGCTTCAGCGTTGTGCCCCAAAGGTTGAACGTGCCGAAGTAATCAACGCCATCGTTGGCGGCCACTTCCTCTTGACGATTAAAGACCTCTACCAGTTGCTCAGCGTTGCCTAGCTGACAAGTGGCCTCGACATACAAGCCCGCCTGAGTGCCTGCCGGGGCCGTCAGAAAGTACGCAGGAACGTCGACCCATTCAATACCGTTGGCTTTCATCGAGACATCAACAGTGCTCCCAACAGTTGCCTTGATGTCTTCCACGTCATCGTCCAGACGCTCAGTGCGCCAGGCGTCGTAACAAGCCAAAAGGGCAGCCCATTCGGTTGCGGTCATTAATGCCGTGACCTGCACCGTTTCAGCCGTGAGCCCTAACTGTGTTTCTGTCTCTGCGTAGCCGAATGGCTGCACAGTAAAGAAACCAGCGGAATACTCAAAATCGCCAATCTTTAGCGTTGAGAGGAGGGTGCAATCAGTCATGAGAGTGCGTTTTGGATTTGGATAGTTCCATCAGTGACTTGTGCATCAACTTTCACGCCCCAATCCTTGTTGGTTAAGCCCGTGATTGACTCGATCAATTTCTCATTGCTCTTGGCCAATACGCTGTCCCCACCTTTGGCAACTGTAGTATTCAAATCCGTGATTGCTGCCGTTAACTCCTGTTGGGCAGTGATAAGAGCTTTCTTTCCATACAACTCCTCGCGTGCGTTCTCGATAAATTTTTGTCGAAGCGCGAACTGTGATTCCTGACTGCCTCCGCTAACTCGCAAGCCTGAAATCTTTTGACCGGCAGAACCGCCAAGTGATTTAGCTAGTTCGGCTTTTATCTTGCGGAATTCTTGCTTTTGAAGTTCAACGCCTGCAGCCTGCCGACTTCTTTTCTGACCTGAATCCAAATATTGGTTGATTCCACCATCACCAAAGAGCTGTGAAGCCCTGTCGGTCTTGGCTTTGCCAAGCGCATCAGCGGCACTCAGGGCCGTTTCCTTGGCCTCCTTATATGCCTCTTTCAGAACCCTGGCGGTCTCTTCAGCAGCAAGCAAACTTGCATTTGCTGCGTCCTTAGCGGCTGCATCAAGCTTGGAAAAGTTCTTGTCTTTCTTGTTGGTTGCCCCAAGCTTTGCGTTGGCTTCCTGCGCTGCCCGTTCAGCTTGTGCAAGCTTCACGCGGGACTCCATGACCTTGAGGGTGCTAGGGCCATAGATGCCCTTGGCTTGCTCCATTGCAAGTGCTTCGCTGCGCTTGAGTTCAGCGTTAACGACCTTTAACTCTTCAGCGGCTTTAGCAAGGGCGGTGTTGGTTGTTGATGGTGGTGACGCCACCGTGCTGAGCATATTTTTGAAATCTTCTTTGAGCTTTTTGTTTTTCTCCCCGATCTTGTCGGCGGTCTTTGAAATCTCCTCGCCTGCCTTGCCAACAGCGGCTGAAACGCCTGCATAAGCAGCAGCGCCAGCAAGCAACGAAGCAACCCCCAGGGGGCCGCTAAATGCTTGCAATAAGGCTTTTGCCTTTGCCAGCGCAAGCGTTCTCAGGCGCCAAAGCTTGATGACTCCCGCAACAATTTTGATTGCAGCGACAAGCTTTAGAGCCGTCCCGATAAAGTTTCCGACTTGCTTGATCGTGCTAACGATCGTGTCGCGATTTTCAGCAAATACCTCAGACACATAGCTAATTGCTGCAGCTAGTCCCGCCAAACCATCGACAACAGCGGGGCCAATTGCTTTGGCAACATTCTCCGCAAAGTTCTCGAACGCTTTGCTTAAGCCCTCAAGATTTGTCGGCGCTGCAATATCTAGAGACGCCAAGTTCTTTGCCGCTTTAAACAGCACGTCATTTGTGATTTTGCCTTGGCTGCCAAGCTCTTTTAGTTGACCAACCGTCGTGCCGGTTGTGCCGTTTACCTCGTCAAATGCTTGAGCAATCGCAACTGATGCCGCTGGCATTGCCTCAAGAACGCTTCGCAGTTCATCACCGCTTAAACGGCCTGCGCTGAAAGCTTGTTTGAGCTGCAGCAAGCCCGAAGCGGCTTCTGCCGTCGTCGCGCCGCCCCTACGGGCCGCTTTAGTAAAACCAACAAACAGAACCTCAATCTGCTCAAGCTCTAGCCCTGTCGGCCTCAGTGCCCCATACAGCTTTGACAGCCCTTGTGTCGCTTGCAGCGTTGAGACGTTTAACACCGCTGAAACACGCGCAACCGATGCCGTTGCTTTGGCCGTCTCGTTGTATTCAGCCGTTAAAAACTGAAGCTGTCGCCCTGCGTTTTGAGACTCTTTGCCGATCTGTTGAATCTGAAAAGCAAGCGAAGCAAACCCAACGCCACCCGCTAACGCTGCCAATGGCGCTAATGATCGCGCCATCCCATTGATGGCTACGTTTGCCTGATCAAAACCCCTCTTTAACTTCTCTGTAGTGACTAATGCCTGCCGCTCAAACTTTTTGAGCTGACGCATTGTCACGCTTACGCCTAATAACTCAAGCCTGACTTCTACCTTTCCGCCGTATTCAGCCACTGACTCAACGTCGCTCTTCTAGCTTGCCCTCTGATTTCGGCAAACTAGGCCAGCAAGGGGAAGACGTGGCAAGCGCACTATCAACACTAAAAAACGCAGTTGTTGCTTTTGAAGTGCCAACAGATCAGGTGATGGAAGACCCAGAAACGGGCAACATCGTGCCAGTAAACGAGACGATCACTGTTGAGTTATTCCTGCGGCGTGGCTTGGTCAATGACCGTGAGATGCCAGGCATTGACATCGAAGGCGATCAATTTAGTGGGTACTGCGTTTCGCCTACAACGCTTGATAACCGCGTCAGACCAGGCACCACGGGAATGTTGGATTTTGCTGGTGAACCAAGAAAAGAAATCACCGTGCAGGATGCTCGATTTATGTACGGGAGCACGGGGTTACTGGGCAAAACATTGATGGATGTCTTGGGCCATCAAATCAGGCTTGGGTCTGGCGATTACTTAGGCATCGACGACGCGCCATGACCAAATTTGTCTTTAACGCCAAAGTCAATATTGACGAGGCAGTGCTACGCGGTAAAGCGATCAAAGCACTGAACGAATATGCCGCCAAGATTGGCGACGAGTTCCAAGACCAAATCGAATCAGAGAAATGGGCCTGGACAAACAACGCAACGAAGCGAAGCAATGGCCGTACCGCTGGCAACCCTCGCGACATTGTGGACACGGGCGAACTGCGCGATTCGCAAGAAGGCCCAGCCGTTGCAGACGGGGGCTTGTCGCAAGGCTTTAAATGGACGGCACCCTATGCGGCATTGGTGCAACAGGGATACATCGGCCGGGGTGGGGTTCCAATCCCAAAACGTGATTGGGTTGCGGGAGCACTCAGAGCACTCCCCTTTTCTCAGTTCATCGCCCGTCGTATGCGGTCTTAATCAGGCCGTTGCTGCAGGCGTCCAGATATAGGAATTCAAACCGGCCAAAGTGAACGTAACCGCTGCAATGTTGCCTGCGGTGATGTCCTCAGAGAAGTTGGTCACGTATGCCACGCCCGCATGAGTTTCGGCGGTGCTAATTGGCAAGCCAGTGTCGCAATCACCGGATGGCTTGGGTGATTCACGGAACCATTCGACGGTGACGCCTAGAGCAGATTCCAACGCTGCTTTTTTCAAGATCAAATAGCCAGGATCCAGCATGTCGATGTTCAACGTGCAATCGACGGTGTAGCTGTTGCCGGTTACAACGCTTGCTGCCCAGCCGCCTGCGCTGTCGTCATAGGTCTGGACATCGGTGGTGTCAGAGCTTGACTGAAGAGCAAAGTTCGACAGGTTCTTAACCTCTGTCATTCCAGTGCCGTCAGTCGGTGCATCCGAACAGGCGTCACCTTCTTTGATATAGGTTTTGTACCCAAAGGCAGCGTAAAAAGACACGGCAGATAGAAGGGTTTTGTTGGGCTAGTTTGCCCAGCCCATTTCAATAGCTTCCTCTTCAATCAAGGTTTCCAATGGAGTCGGACGCGGGCACTGATGGTGCTCCCAGTCCATTTGTTCGTGATACATACCAGCGGTGGCAATTAATGAATCTTTGACGGCCTGCTCTGTCACGCCAAGTAGTTCAGCCACTTTGGGCAACGCATGACCTTCACCAGCCAAACGTCGAACGCTGCTAGATAGTGCCCGCACCTTGTTTGGTGCCTTCACTGCAAAGTTGTGGTCTCGGATGAA